GTTTTCGACGTTTGCTTTTCCTATCTGGGGGCGCTTTTTTTTTTTTTTTTTTTTTTTTTAGTTTCTACAAGCTTGCCTAGACAGCCTACACAGACTATTAATCCATACGTTCCTCCGCAGCGCTACACACAGCTAAGTGCATTCTACTACGTTTATCATCCTCACGGAATCATGGGAACAGGTTGAACCTGGTATCATACATCATTGGCACACAACGCCGTTGCCCCACCCCTCTGGATGGAACGACGCTGTGCATACTCCGGGAGACCACTCACGCCCGGGTCTACTCGACCACCGGAAACTCGAACCCCTCTTGCAAAGCAAGCATATCCACGTAAAAGTCCTCATAATTGAACTCTACGCGCATATCATTCTCTCTTAACTGGTCGAGGAACGCTTCCACTCTCTCTCGCCCATGATGCGCCATCATTCGCACCGCAACTCCCGCTATCGAACCCAGCGTGGTCCCGTCACCGACATTATTTTTCTCGGTCCATTGTACTACACGCCAGATTACATCTAGAGGGAGGGGACACATCACTGCGTCGCCTTCAAACCGGAAATTGAGTTTGATGAAACTCAACTCATTCAGTTTCTCGACTTCTATCAGCCCTCCGGTTTTAGAGGCTGAAGTCACGCACATACCCAAAGCTTGAGCTGTGCGAGCCACGATGACTCTGTTAAAGTAGTGCACTGCTGATCTGTGCACGGATGCAATAACGTCGTCACCGTACGTGATCATACGAACGTCTCTATCGAAATTCGCAAAATCACACGGCAATCCACTCATCGAACGTCCATACAAGTAGGACAAATACATCACAAATGTATTTGTCACCGAGTTAAAGACATCCGTCAACGGACTACCAGATTTGTTCCCCTGAATGGTATGGAACACTATACCCCTACACACCAAGTAGGAATATTGCAAGACATAGAGGAGTGCATGTCTTTGTAATTTAGTCTCCTCTGGCAGCACGGAATCAGTCACCGCGCGAAAGAAGTCGAATGCGATTGAACTCACACTACCATCGTAGTTAGAGTAATCTACATCGAACCCCAATTCGCTCTTTGACCTCAAGCTGCTCCACATTGATTTCCACGCTACCTCCTTATCTATGCCTATGGCCGAGTGTGTCACGAAACCCGCGTTTTCCTTAATCTGGTTAAGGAAAGGCCCGAAATACTTGCGCATGAGAAGCGAAAGCTCGAAAGGCGGTTGCTCAAAGACTCGCGTCTTACCTGCTGCAACTTTATCCTTCTTCCTCAGTTCATCCTTGTTGGTCGCTACCCACAAGAAAACTGGTGCAATTCCTTCTCCAAGCATTCTATCGCATTCCTCATACCTCTGGACAAAGGTCTTTCCCAACTCCGGAATAACAAACGTCTTCGCTTTCTCAGAGAACTTATATCTTGGTGGTTCCAAGAGAGAAGTAGTCCGATCCAACAATTCTGTTTTGCCATTCTTAAAGTATTTCGACCAGTATCCACACGATGTATTAACCTCAACCGGCATCGAAATCCCTTTTCCGTTAATCGCATCGTCATCTGTCCAGATCTCATCCATGTAATTTAGACGCTTGACGTACTGCTTTATGCATTGGATAAGTGTCCCACTTCCAATGGCATTGGTAGGAAGTTGCGAATATTTCTTCGATGCGTTTGTTTCTAACGTGAACACATCACCAACACGTCCCTTGGCTGATGGTAGCCAAGCGTCATCCCACTCAGGATCTTGAAGCCAACGCACCTTACTAGTCTTAGTAGGCACGTGCACACTAATGAGATGACCATTCATCTCACATTGTCCCAGGACTTCTACATCTCCGAACCAACCGCGTGGAACATATCCATCTCCCTGAAAGTCGATTTCCTCCTCTTGTATAGCACAACGCTCGAACTGAACCAAGCGCTTCACCTTATTGATAGCTTCCTGAATTTCTTCCTGAACCAACTGAGTTGCCCCAATTTTAAGTCCGGTATGAAATCTGGCACTATGCAATGCTACGAGAGGGTACTGTATCCTACTCTCACGACAAACATATGGTCTACCGCAATCTCCTGGGAATGTATCTACATCTGTGTTCGCTAGTTCACAGATGATAAGTTCCCGATCATAGAATGAAGTATACTCGCGTGTCTGAACACGCACCGGTACATCGGCTCTATCTTTGGTCGAGATAGGAGTTGACAATATATCACACGCGAATTCTTTCCCATTCATACCATTAAGGTATTTTAGAGTAGGCATAAGCGGAATGATATTAGGAGTTCCAGCCATGGGGGCTCCGTGTAGATAAACTACACGAAGATCCAACTTCCCGGTACTACTATTCACCTGCGTGGAGTTGGTTGCATCCATCGAAAACGGGTGCATCCTCTTCCCATCTAGGCAAATACGAGCACCAAACGTTCGCTTTGTCTTATTGTACTGGACAAACTTCTCATACAGATGGTGCGGTACGAGAAGGTATCGGCCTTCAATAACAAGAGCATGCATGCCATTCTGTCCCATACTAGGGTCATCGAGCTCGTATAGCTCTACCCACCGCATGCACTTCCTGATCTTATTATTGACTCCCATGTCTTGGAACAAACCCTTGTGTGTAACCTCTTTCTTAACGACAGCCTTAGCGTCGTAAAGCGATCCTTGAAATGAACCAAGGACGTAGTCACGCATGGATCTCCATGCCAGAATAACTAATCCAATACCAGTTCCAACAAGACCAAGAACTCCAAGCCATTTCAATACCCCTTGCCACACAGGAATTGTCGTATCGACAGGCTTCATCGCTCCCTTAATTGCGCCTATAGATCCCATCTCAAGCGCTTGATCCAGGGTAAAGCCATACTCTGGGTCAATATCAATGTCATCCAGCAAGCCTTGGAGATACTCTCTGTTACACTCGAGAACTCCTTCCACATGATCATGTCTAATGGCTTCTACGACACGCTCTAAATCGTCAGGTGTTTGTGTAAACTCCCCGAGTCTTTCAAACGCTTCACAGTCCAGGTATTCACTCCCCTGCATTTGGCGCTTCTCTCTCTCAAAATCGATGACTTTAAATTGTTCGAGTAATATGTCTCTTTCAGCTTCCAATTTCCGGTAATTGGCTACGATTTGTTGTATATACGTCCTAATCATCATGCGTTGCCCATCCACGACCTTCCCTCCAGTCCATGTGAAAGATGTCAATGACCAGTGTTTATCAACATAGTCGTATAATCCTTCCACGGTGTCAACAGAGGACAAATCATCCATCAAACCTCCATTATTCTTCTTTACTGTAACTGCATTATCACACAATCTTCGTGCGATAGCTTGATGGTTGTTAATACCGGTAATTGATGCGAAATTTCTAAAGTTCGATGAGACTCCAACTGCAATAGAAACAAACTTATCCTTCTTACCCTCAATTCCAGCTTTTGGAACTGTATAATCAACCGGCGTTATAAGGTTGATTATTTTAAGAGGGTCAGTAGGTCCTTGCTCAGTGAATGCGTCGTCGATATTCGCAACGTATTGTCCATTGTACCCTTCCCAGTGTTTTACATCCGAAGCGGGTATGGCGTAAGTGTGATCTTCGCACTTATGCATACAATCTAGTTTACCAATCTCCTTAAGAAAAAGAGCTGGTATAATTGTCTTCTGCAAGTAGGACTTACCTTGTCCAGATTCTCCAAACAAAAACCAACAGACGGGAGTCATCCTTTTCGGGACTCTACCTTCTGCACAGAGTTTTGCGTTTTGATTTAATACTTCCTCAACATTTCTCATGAGGTCAATGGGCAATCGGAATCCAGCCGCCGACATTTTCTTAAAACGCCGTGCTCTAAGGACAAGCTCACCGATTTCGTCGATTTTACTCCACTTCTCTTCCTTTCGTGTATCCATGAACATATTAGTGAATTGGATCTGTTCAGGTTCCGTAGCTTCAACGAAGCTACGCAACATACCAGACCCCTCAAAAATATAATCAAAGACGCTTGTTACGAATAGACACGCTTTACCTAGCGTATCCTTTTTGTAGCTACGCTCACGCAGAGCATAAGTGAACATGGACTTTGATGTTGCTGAAGTCCTGTACCCAAATATCCCAAGGATAGTCATAATCACGGTACCACTAAGCTGCACACAATTCTCTGCTACGAATTCCAACCACGAATTTGGATTATTGTCCTCCTGAAAAACACCCACTCTCTGCGCTAGCTTTTTAAGTTGCTGCACTAACGCAGAATCTCCGACGTGTTTTACAAAAAGATCAATAAGTTTCCAAACTCCTAAGACTTGAACCACTCTATTACATCCTAAACTAAGGACTGAGTGGATAACGTCTCGTACAGTTGCAATCATATCATAGACTCGTGCCATTCCGTTTTGGGCAAACGGAACTGCTTTCTCTGCCACAATCTTTTCAAGATTGTGGACTTTATCATTGGCGACATTGGCAAGGTTCTTAAAGGCTTCACAGCTCTCTTGAAACGAATCAAGAGCAGGTTGGGCAGCCTTAACTACCCGATCTGCTGCTGCCATTCCTAAATTCTGCCCCATATCAGTTAATCCTTGTAAGTCGCCTCGCATGTGTCTAAAGTGCCTAT